TTGAACAAGTGAAGCTGCCTTTTGGACAGCCTCATTTTGTTCTCTCATACGCCTAAATGCGTACATTGCCATTAGCTTGATGCACCTTTTAATGCAACAAAGTTAATAACAATAGCTTCTCCTAAGTTTCCAGCAGATACGTTAGAAACTGTTACTGCGAATGAACCAGCAGCAATAGAATTAGCATTTACAAGATATGAACCAGCAGTTCCAGCAGAACCATGACAAGCTACAACAACGTCTGTTGCTGCAATCTTGCTGTTAGTTACTGTGAAAGATACTTCAACACCAGCGTTAAGTGTTGCGTCATTCATTGTGATTTGGCCTGACTCTGTGTTGAGTGTGACCCCAGTAGATTTGTTACTAGCTTGAGTAACAGTTCCTCCTGTAGTTGGGCCTACTAAAGACCCAGCAGTTACGTCAAATAATGAAGGCATGATTTTAAAATCCTAGTTATAGCAAGGGATTACGGCTAATCTTGGTTCGACACATTGGTCGCCCTGACAATCCCTATATTTTTCTGCTCATACACTCTCGACCATGATGCAACAGTTTCCAATACAGTTCTGTTTGGGTTTACTGTTGTTACAGCGTATTTAAGACCTACAGGGTGATAGATGTAATGCAGATCAACTGCCATAGCTTCTTCCAAAGCTAAAATATCACGATCTGTCTGAGTACGAATCGGAGCTTGTTCCCCTGTTACTACGGCTCCCTG